CACCCAAGAATACTGAATAAGGATTCTGTGTGTTTTGTATTCCAAAGATAGGAGTTACTGGTCGCGCCATGTCAATGTTTCCATCAACAGAGTTAGATACAGTCGTTCCGCCAATTGATACAGTACCAATCCATGTAGGAATTGGCAGTACTGTTGAGAATGATGGTGTTGGTGTGGATGCCGTTGTTGATAACCAGCCTGTTCCTTTAGCATCATAGTCAAGCAGCCCGTCCGATGTGAACTTTAGGCTTAGGTCGTGGATTTGGATACCACCATATGCACGAACATTTGCGGCATAAAAATCTGTTAGCGTAAATGATGTTGGTTGTGCATCTGCGCCTACGGCAGTAGCGTTCTTAATGCTAATCGCGTGAGTATAAGGTGCTGTTGAACCAGTTGTTGTAACGCTACCAAGTATACCGCCTAATGAATACCCAAAGGTATCTGCGAATACCGGACCACCAAAGTCAAATGTAGAGTTTGAGCGACCGGGAATGTAGTTGTAATTCTTAATGAGCGAGCCGCGTAGACCCTCATCATAAAGTTCGCCAATGACATCAACTGGCTTTAACTTGGATGCTAGAACTGGAATGAAATCTGTTGGTGCTACGGGTGTACCTTTTGTGACTTCCTTAGCAATACCCAGATAACTTCGTACTGTATTTTGGACTGACATTGATTCACTCTCCTAGAGTTGGGGCTGGTGTTGCCTTGGTTGTCTTTACTGCTGTAACAAATGGTGCGCTGAAATCATCAGGCGCATCAAACTTAACGCCTTTTGCCACAAGAATTCCTAGTGTGGGAAAGGTGCGTATATCATCACCGTTGTATATGTATGTTGCCATGTTATTCCTTAGACTGCAATCATTTGGGTAACAATAAAACGAACTGTTGCCCATGTCTCGGTTGATGTTCCCTTTTGAGATAAAGGCTCTCCGTAAGTAACATCAATTGCTGGTTCGGCGGCTTGCCAAACTTGTACGCCTGATTCGTCACCTAAGCGGTGGAAACCCTCTCGCAATATTTCTTTTAAGTCATCAATAATTATGTCTAGATTGTGCATTGCATCCTCAGCATTGCGTTCTAGGCTGTGATGAAATAGTTGTAATGCTATGGAATAATCAACGCGCTTCCATCCATTATTGACACCGCCGTTAGCGATACGGCTTTCGGTTTCATTTTCAATAAAGATAACCATAGCGCAACGGTTTATGTCGCTAGGTAGTGCATTAACTTGGAAGTCAATACGCTTAGGAAACGAGGTAAATACCTGTTGAATGTTTGGGATGGTCGGTGGTGCTAAGTAGTTGAATAATGTTTGTCGTACTTCTTGCCGACCTACTACCGACTTTGGTTCAGCCATTAGCGTACTCGTCTGTAAGGTTGTAACAGTTGCATAGCCGCGGCAATTTCTTGACCAACTCTGTCTGCGTTAGGCAAAGCGGTTCCGGGGCTGGTTGATACCTGCATTGTCATAGAACTATCACCACGAGTTTTTAGGTAGGCTGTAGTAACTAGGATACAGGCTTGCTTAACGGCAGGTGGTAATGCGCTAATAGACACGCTTGGAGCATGGTCATAAACCAGCGGGCGAGTGATAGGAACAGTCGCAGAACCAAAAACATATGTGTCAGCAACAGTTACATTTTCCGTGTATTGACCATCATAAATCTTTAGCATTTCACCAGCAAGGATGCCAGTACCATCCTCAACTACCAGCGATAAAGCACCGGCAACGGCTGTAACGATAGTCGTATTAGCGTACCCATTAACATATGTGTACTTTAGGAATACTTCGTTGCGACCAGTTGCTCCCATAGCACCAAACTGCAACGGACCTTGTGAACTCCATGTGCCTAAAGTAGCGTTCGGCACAATAACTTCCTCATCCTCAATCCATGCCACGGAGCAATCGCCCAGCGACATAAGATTTGGTGGATATCCATACTGTAAAGATGTAAGGGCAACAACTGGGCTGTATCGTGGGTGGAATCTAATAGACCCATCAGGGCTATAGCGTGAGCGTTGTTGTTCGCTCTCGGTGGTAGCCGCTAAAACTTGGTTACAAAATGTATCAATCCATGATGATGCGCGAGCAATAGTATTTGCCAATTCAGCGTCTTGGTCATCAGGGTCTTGTGAGTTATAGACAAGGTTGTCAATGTCAATTGAGGTAGGAGCATCCTTGAATTCCTCTATTGTAAGGTAAGGAGTCGAGAACGCTCTTGTCGTTCCAGTATAAGCATTAGTCATTTAATTCTCCGCACTTAGAGCATTTCTTAAAGAATGAACCAAACCCACACGCTTTGCATGGGAAACCTTTTGCGTTAGTTACGCCGCTTGCGCTCGCCTCGCCTAAACCTTCTGCCTTCAATTTCTTAATTAACTTTGGGTCTGAGACATTAAACATCCCATCCTTACCCGCTTTTAGTACACGCTCGCCGCGTTCGGTCTGCACAGATAACTCGCGCATACCTTGTGGTCCAATAATCTTTCCCATTTGCTTCCCCCCTAGGACTCGAACCTAGATTCTTAGAGCCAAATTCTAATGTCCTGCCAATTGGACGAAGGAGAATTAGATTTGTTAAGTGAGCAGTTTTGACTCATGCTCAGGAGTTTTTTGCTAACTAAGCAGAAACAATTCCTGAAACAACACCGTTCCATGCTGGCGCGTAGCACATAAATGTTCCGCGGAAGTATGTAGAGAAGTCGTATGAGAATTGGTTGACAGGCCATTGAATACCCATGTAATCCTGCACAAGCACATTTGCCCAAACATCTGAAACCTCAGTGTCAGGAATTGGTAGTGCGTATGATAGGACAGGAGCAACGCCCTGTGGTAGCCAAGGGTGAACAGTAAGGTCCACCATCTTGCCTGTAATCTCGTTGTTCAATGCACCAATTACTGCACCGCCGACATAATCGCCAGTTTCAGTTTGTGCAAGTGTCAAACGATAGTTGGCTGTTGAGCCATTCTTAATTGTATCTGAAAGTTGCTTGCGGTCTGCACCGTTGAGCAAGATTTCATCTGGGTCAGCCTTTACATTCTCGTATAGTGTACCGAACACAGTCTGGAATTCTGCGCCTGGGTTAGAGGTTGAGAATGTTGAGTTAATTGTGTTGATTGCACCTGAGATTGATGGGTTAAGAACTGTTGGAAGGATTCCGTCATAACCTGTTGCGTATGCAGATGTATCTGCTGATGCTGTTGAAGCAAGCGCACCAGTAGTTGTGTATGGTGCTGTGTTACCAGCAAGTGTTGTTGATGATGCACCCTGTACTACAAATGTAGTAGAAGTTGTGCGACCTTGGTAAGTTGCGTTAGCAACACCAGTTGAAGTACCAACATAAACACGGTATCCGATAGCACCTGAAACTGCTGAAACATCAATTTGTAGAACATCTCCTGATGCGACTGCGGTTGACTGGACTGTTGAAACAACAGATTGTCCAAATGCACCAGCATCAGATGTTACATACACATAGTATGTCGCTGCTGCAAGAGCAACCTGTGAACCTGATGCTACTGGTGATGTCAATGTTACTGTTGCAGGAGCAGCAAGTGCGCCTGAGTAACCTGATGCTGTACCACGAGCCATAAGCATCATGCGCTCTTCCATAAGCATTGTTGCGTATAGAGTAGATGTTGATGATAGTTGGCGTAGGTCTTGGTATCCCAAACCTGAGAAGTTTGCATCGAATGAAACTTGATCAGATAGTGAGTATGAGTTGTAAGGTAGTACTAGGTCATCTGCTGTGTAAGAAATCTGTGGTCCACGCTCGTACATAAGTGGAGTAGACGCACCCGGAGCAAAGTTGTTCTGAGTTGTCTGTGTGATTCCCGGCCAGATGTTTCCTTGTCCGCCTGTGCCTGTACCGGTGTAACCAGTAATGCGCTTGATGCGGTGTGAAGTACCGACACCCTTCTTACGAACAATCTTGTTACGCAAAGGTGTTGGACGAGGTGTAAGCAACTTTGCAGGTGCTTCCAAGTCAAACGCCGCGAATGATGTTGAAAGTGGGTTTGTTAGTGTGATTTCCTTAGCGATATCTGCTGAGATAGCGCGCTGTGTTGCTAGTGCTGTGTTAAGAGCACCAACTGCATCTGGTGAAAGTGACTTGTTTGCTACAAGTGATTCCAACTGAGATACAGGGTCGGCTTGTGGAGCCATTCCTGGTGTGTGTGACGCGTTAGCGAAAGACTTGTTTAGTTCTCCAAGATATTGCTCTTGAAGTTCTGCTGCTTCGCGTGGCTTAACATCACCAAAGAGGTCTGTTGCTTTAGGCATTTGTGCCATAAGTGTAAGTTCCTTTTCGTTAAGTGTGTTATTCGCTCTTGGCTACTGGGTTCGCTTTTGCAAGTAATTCATTTGCAATTTCACGATATCCCTTAGCAAGAACTGGGTCTGTTGTCGCATCAGCCTTAGCCTTATAGGTTAAGCCTTTTGCTAGGTATTCATTTGATTCTGCGCCTTGACGAATTGCTGTCCGCTTTGGACCACCCGCAACTGTCTTAGATAATGCTGTGGTTAGTTCGGCTTCTAGTTTCACTGACTTCTCTACCGCTGACTCTTTTTCAGCGCGCAAAGTATCAATCTCTCCCATGACCATTTCCATAGCACTCTTAACGGCTTTTTCAACAAGAGCCTTCATGCTCTCATCATCCTTGGACTCATCATCCTCGGAAACTTTTTTCTTTTTTTCCTCATCCTCGGATTCATCATCCTCTGACTTTTCGCCTACTTCTTCCTCGCGCTCTGCATCCGCATCATCTGATGCTGCTTTGGCTTCTTGTACTTCTTCTTGCGCTGTTTCAGCGGCAACGGATGGACCTTCTGCTGTCTCTTGCTCTGCGGTCTCGCCGTATTCTTTGTCAATATCGTCATATCCGTGAGACTTACATTCCATTGTAATGTCCTCTAGGGCTTTGCGAGCCGCGGCATAACGCTCAACCATCTCTTGTCGTGAAGGAACTACCTTTGATTCACCATTCATAGGTGCCACGGAGTCATCTTTCACTTCGTTTTCGTTTTCCATCTCTGAACCTTTCGTGGTCATCTTTGCTACCTCTGATGGTAGCGGTGCTTTGTATTCATGTAGTTCCTCTACTTGAACCAAACTTGATTCGCCTTCAACTGACTTAGCCAAAATTAGTTTTGCTGATGGGTTGGCAGGTCTATCCACTAAACTGACCTCGATAATTTGTCCATCAATGATGCGCCCATTAGCCGCCTTGCTATCGCGCACAACGCGTGGTGACTTAATACCAATGCTGAATCCTTGGTATACGCGGGCTTCTACCTTCTTTACCGCAATAGGGTCTACAACTAGAACACCAATGTAGTGACCATCAGCCTTTGACTCGTATTCCTTTGCAACACCAGCCGCGGAAGGTCCATGCATTTCACGAACATTTCCACCTGATTTGAACCATGCTGGCATAGCGTTATCAAGCCATGTTGGGTCGCAGATTTGGCTATCTAAGTCTAGCGTGTCATCAGTAGCCTTACCAAATACCATAAGGGTTCCGTCCTCGTTGCGGTCGTACTTAACGATAGACGCATAACTGTTTGTATAATCCATTGCCATTGTTTTCTCCTTATGCTGAATACTGAACGATTACTGAACCTGCTGTTGTACCTGCCGCTGAGATTGCATAAACAATATCTCCACCGCTTAACCAAAGTTGATAAGTTTGTCCAGCAAGAACAATATGACCTTTTTTAGCGCCTGATGTGGTTACATCTAAATTGCCAACAAAAATAGATTGCGCGTCAGTATTTTGAAATGAAACCGCTCGGCCTTGCCCCATGGTTACAGGCAATTGTGCAATTACTGTAGCCGTTGTTTCAACTGTATTATTTGTGCTTATGAAAGCCATTTTTTCTCCTATTGTTGTTGTAAGTATACTGCTTAAAACTCTATTTCTATCTCTAAATCACCAGAGTCATTTGGGTCGTCAGGTGAATAGTAAGGTGCTAACGCGCACATGCAATTAGGATGTGCTGGCGGTTCGCTATCCCCGCTTGGGAAAGTGTCGCCAATATCAATTGGACCAACATCCGCATTTTCTTGACATACCTCGCAACCTTCTGCAACTAGCCATTCGACCTGACCTACGCCAGCGGATTCATAGCGGTCACGCGTAGCGACTGATACGGCTCGGCTCATTTCGGTCTGTGCGATAACCAATGCGTGTTGTGGGTCATCAATAATTGTGTCAATCATTTGTGCGGCTTTGGCTGATGTCCAGCCTTCCTCTAATGCTTTAGCAAGTGCCGTACCAATTCTGTCCAGTTTTGTTTCCAAAACAACATCAGATATGACCATGCGTTCTCTATCCAACAGGCTTTGTAGTCCACCTTTAGGCTTTAGCAATGCCGCCGCCGCTCTGTTCCCCGGTCTCCATGTTGCCCAGTTAACTACGCCAGAATTGACAGTAGGTGCTTTACGCAAACCTATCAGGCGGGCGAGTCGTGACTCAGCCGCATACTCACCAGTCACATAACCTTCTGCATACAAGCGGGCGAGCGCAAGTTGCATAGGTTTTTGACTCACGGATATTTGAGTACGCGCCCAATCTCTAGCCATTTGTGGCGAAATTGAGCCACCTGCGGGGTGGGTTTCATCCCATTTACGGGCTATCTCATCACCATGCAGGACAGATTTGAAGGCGCGTCTAATACGACTCGCGTTTTGTGCCGCTACGCGTACTGTTGCGGCGTAAGATGACCAATACATTTAGATGCCTAGATAACACTCGGCATACCAACGGGCTGAATCAAGGTCGTTTGTTTCCACAAACTTATTGAGTACATCAGCGTATGTTGGCTCTAAAGACTTAAACTCGAACGGGCGCGTAGGATTTCCCTTGCGTACCCAACGAATAAACTTTTTGACTTCCTCAGCGGCATCCTCGTCAATTTCATCCGCTGGTGCGGCTGGGTCATCAACAGAATCCGTTGTTGGTTGTTCAGTAGGTGCTGGTGCTTCCTCGCCATTGGTAGGAACTGGTTGCGCCTCTGTATCTACATCAACTGGTTCCTCGTCCATTGGAATACCAAATGGGTCAAGAGGCGTACCTGCATTAACCAATCCTTCTGGTGTAAATACATACACGCTTGCGCCTGTAATGAGCATTGGCATATCAGCCTCAGGTGTATCAATCAAAGGCAGACCTTGTTCTGCGCGTGACTCGTTAATTGTCTTACCACCTGAACGCTTTTGGATTTCATCACGCATAGCGGTCTCTTGTGTGTTGGTGCGCTCGCTTGGTGCAAGGCGGAATTCCAACTCGCGTGGCATACCTAACCAACGATATGATAATGCGCTAAGCATTTGACTAATCCAGTTAGCGGTAGGAATTACTCCAATGGCTTCGCCTGAATCAGACTCACCCTCTTGTAATCCTGATGCACCAATACCACCTGAACCATTGAATCCAATTTCGGATGGCAGTACACCAAAGTGACCTGTGATGGATGCGATTAGGTAGTTATCCATTGCATCGCTGAACTTCTCTGAGTAACCTTCCTCAAAGTTTAACTTACCACCGGGAACTAGGATACGAAGGCGGTTACGATTACCAGTTTGTCCTGATAGGTCATCATTGTAGATATTTTCATATGCACGAATCTGGTCAGGTGTCATTTTTTCATCAGCAGGTAATTCCAAGTATGACTTAGGCATAGTGCCATCTGTGAACTCGGAACGAATCCATTGCTGGCGGCGTAGGTAGATATCAGCCAAAGGTAGTGCGCGCTCTACTGGTGACAATCCATACACGCTCATTGAGCGGCGGTTGCGTACAAAGTAGGCTAATTCATCAGATGTAAATTGACCATCTGCGGCTTCATCATCAATCGTTGCGGCAAACTCTGAACGAGGGAAGCCATACAGAATTTGTTGGAACGCTGGTCCCGTCTCAGGCATTGGACGCATACCGCGGTCATCTAATAGCGGCTTAATGGTTGAGCCATCAAGGATTTGTAACCCTTTAATTTCCCCGCCTACAGTCATTTGTGGCCATATAGCCCACGCATCAAGGACATCAATTTCCTCAAGTGCCATGCTAAGCCAATCAACAAATGCTAATCCGTTTTGTGGGTCTGGTGTTTCCCAGAACTCGCGCATACGGGCAATCTCTGGTGCAAACTTTTCACGAGCCTCAGCCATTGCGCGTAGGTGATTACCACCAGCATCAGCGATAATTCTTTCGCTTGCTGATTCGCTTAGAACAATATCCCAGTCAAGTCCAGTCAATTTGGCTTTGCGTACTTCAATACAACGGCGCAAGATATCAATTTGTTCAGCCGCGGCGCGTAGGGTCTTAAAAGGTACTAATCGTGTTTCAGTAACATTGATGTTCTGCGCGACTTGGTATTCATAACGGCGTGGTTCAGGGCGACCAGTTTCAGGATTCAGCGGGTTAAGCGCGGAAGGAATGAGTGGTAGTCCGGGAGCAAATGGAAGGCTAGCCAAAACTGGATTACGAGGTAGCGGGTTACTTACTGTTCCGTACTGTTGTGTAGCAATACCACCGACAGCGCGCATCTGCTGTTCAGTCATGATGCCTGTACCTGCTGGCAGGTTTGGTGCCTTCATGATTTCGTCAGCGACGCGTTTCGCAAAT